GCACATGATGGTGCTAAACATCCTAAGAAAATTACAGGCAAATGCTTTATCGAATACAAGTATGATGGCGTTAGAGTTATTGCTATTGTACAAAATGGTGATGCTACATTATACTCACGTAACGGTAAGTTACTAGAAAACTTCCCACACATTAATGAAGCATTAAGCAGATCAGAGTTTGAAGGACTTGTATTTGATGGCGAAGTAATGAGTGAAGACTTTCAAACACTTATGAAGCAAGTACACAGAAAAGAAGGTGCCCAGACTGAGGATTCATACCTAGCAGTATTTGACATGCTCACATTAGATGAATTCAATGCTGGTCACACTGATATGACAGCATTTGAAAGACGTGAGAGATTAATTAGTTATCAACCATTGTTTAATTACAGGCTACAACTTGTAGATGCTGTGATGTTAGACCTAGATACTGATGACGGTCAAGCAAGTTTCAAAGCAATGAACAAACAAGCATTAGCAGAAGGTTACGAAGGCTTAATGATTAAACCCATTGATCAAGGTTACAAATGTAAACGTAGTCATGCTTGGTTAAAGATTAAACCATTTATTGAAGTTACACTTAAGGTTGTAGCACTTGAAGAAGGAACAGGTAAGAATGAAGGCTTACTTGGTGCTCTTGTTGTTGAGGGTGAAGATGACGGTAAGTTTTTCCACCTCAATGTTGGCTCAGGACTTACAGACGAAAACAGAGAGCAAATTTGGGCAGACCAGGACAATGTTGTTGGTCAGTTAGTTGAGATTAGAGCTGATGCGGCAACACAAAGTCAAGACGCAGATGATACTTGGAGTCTTAGGTTTCCAAGATTTAAAACGTTCAGAGGATTTGAGTTAGGAGAAAAACTGTGATAGAGATTATATTTGGCATAGTTTATTTTGGCTATCTTGGTCTACTAAGCATTGGTACTAGTTTTATTATTTGGGAAACTTTATAATGAAGAAATTTGCAGAATGGCTAGACATTTGCAAGGTCCATTGGAAAGAAATATTTGCTTTATCATTTATTTTTCACTTTGTAACTGATCTGTTAATCATTGGTCCGTTATTTTATATACTAGGAGCAGTATTTGGTTTAGACTGGATACACGGACACTAATGAGCGATAACAATAAATTTCAAATTCAGAATCACAAAGACAGTAAAGGTATTCAACGTATATATAAGTTTCCAAACGGTTATGGTGCAAGTGTAGTCAAGCACAAATACAGTTATGGTGGTAAAGATGGTAAGTGGGAACTTGCAGTAATTAACAATATCACTGACGAAGGTTTTGATTTGTGCTACAATACAGAAATTACTGATGACGTAATTGGACATCTCAATGACCCTGAAGTTGATAGACTCTTATATCTAATACGTGATCTTTAAGCCAAGGTAAATACTGGTATGGATCAAAAAATAATCGATATTCTCACCCGAGAATCAAATAGACAAGACAATACAATAGAACTCATTGCCAGTGAAAACTATGCCAGTGAAGCAGTGATGGCTCTAAGCGGAAGTATATTTACAAATAAGTATGCAGAAGGTTATCCAGGAAAACGTTATTACAATGGTTGTGATCACATGGACGAGATAGAGTCCATGGCCATAGAAGAGGTTACTAAATTATTTGGATGTAACTTTGCTAACGTGCAACCACATTGTGGTGCTAATGCCAATACAGCAGTTTATCAAGCATTTTTAGACCCAGGTGATAAAATACTAGGTATGGATTTAGCAAGTGGAGGACATTTAAGTCATGGTTCTCCTCCTAATATATCAGGTAAAATTTATCAAGCATATCATTATGGAGTCAATGAGGAAGGGTTGTTAGATTACGATGCTATAATGGATCAAGCAAAAGAACTTAGACCACAAATGATTGTTGCTGGTGCTAGTGCATATCCAAGGCAAATAGATTGGGCTAAATTTAGAATTATAGCAGACGAAGTAAAGGCCTTTTTACTAGTTGATATGGCACACTACAGCGGTCTTATAGCAGGTAAATGCTACGATAGTCCTATTCAGTATGCTGATGTAGTAACAAGTACAACACACAAGACTTTACGCGGTCCTAGGGGCGGTATTATACTGTGGAACAAAGAAGAATACTCTAGACGAATTAATAGTGCTATTTTTCCAGGAACACAAGGTGGCCCTTTAATGAACATGATTGCCGCAAAAGCACAATGTTTTGTCGAAGCAAACTCTTCTGCGTTTGGTATGTATGCAAATGATGTATTAGTAAATGCTAAAGCATTTGCAGAACAACTTACAGCAAATGGATTTGAATGCTTGACAGGAGGCACAGATTCGCATATAATATTACTAGACTTAACTAACAGGGGAATGAGTGGTAAGTCGGCCGCTAACTTATTGGAAATGAATGGAATAACTGTAAACAAAAATGGCATACCAAATGACCCAAGAAGTTTTACAGAAACAAGTGGTATTAGGTTAGGTACAGCGGCTGAGACAACTAAGGGACATGATACGCAATGGTTCAGGAACTTAGCAGATGAAATTGCTGATATAATATGAAGAAACAAGAAGAGATGTTAGTTATTACCGCAGAAGAGTGTGGTGAACTAATACAAGCATGTAGCAAAGTTATTCGTAGCAAAGGCAAAACAAAATATATAAGAAATTTACAAGACGAAATTGGTGATGTAATGTGCATGATTGAAATCATTAAAATGAGTGGTCTTGTAACAGATGAACAAATTGCTGATAGAGTGGAAGAGAAAAAAGAGAAATTAAAGAAGTGGAGTTTGTTGTTCAGTGAAGATTGATTTTGACGTAGATATAGATATGGCTAATAGAGATGATCTATTAACAATTATCAAACATACTCCAGCAAGTATTTGCAAAGACAATCAGTTCAGCAAACACAATACTGGTGTGTATCTACAAAACATTCCATTTTATCCAGTAGAAGGTTTTAGTTCAATAGACCATAAAGATGCAGAAGAGCAAGGTTGGTTTAAATTAGACGTACTCAATAACAGCATATATAAAGATGTTAAAGATGAGGCACACTTAGATAGACTACTTGCAACAGAACCTATGTGGGAACTGTTCCAACATGAGGAAGTAGTAGAAAAATTATTCCACATCAACAATCATTTTGATATTGTAAAACAACATCCGCCTACTAGTTTAGAGCAACTNNACCTACAAGCATTGATCAACTGGCAATGATACTTGCGTTAATTAGACCAGGTAAAAGATACTTAGTTGGTAAATCGTGGCAAGAGATTGAAGCAGATGTTTGGGTAAAACCTCAAAACGGTACTTATTTCTTTAAAAAATCTCATTCATATTCTTATGCAGTAGCAATAATTGTACAATTAAATTTGCTATGTGAGGGCTAGTTAGTCTGTCTTTCTAACTAATTGTATTGAACGTCTTTTAACTCTTTTCTTAATTAAATTTTGTAGACTTGTTACAGGTCCAAATAAAATTTCAACATCTTTCATTGCAAAAGTTTTTAAGAAAGGATAAAAAGTTTTCATCTCGTGATGTAAGAATACATCGATAGGTAGCATACGATTAGATTCCCACCACCATATGTTTCCTAGTTCTAAAAATTCCTTTTTAAGTTCTAAGTCACCGATTTGACCTGCGTCGTAAAACGTAAGTATAAGATTATCCGTATTCACAACAATTCCAACATACTCGTTGCCAGCATATTTGATACCTGTTAAGAATTCGATTTCATTTGTTATTTCGGTCATGCAAGTGTATTTACCAAATACAAAATCAGATAAATACAGTTATGAGCAACTTTACGCACAAATTGTATTCTTACGATACTAAAATTGATTTAGTATCTACAGATACACAAATAATTTTGGATAACAGACCTATGAACAGTAGAAAAATTAGAGTCCATAAGGGTGTTAATAACGAAATACTTTTTAGCATCACAAATAAGGACAGAAAGAAAACAAACGTTTTTGCAGACAACTTGTATGCATATATTGTATCGCCAGTAAACAGGACACGACTTGTAACTAAATTACTAGAACATACTTCAGAGAGTGGTATAGTAAAATTAGTTTTAACAGATGGCGACATGCAAAATGTAACCAAAGGGTTATATCATATGCATATTATAAAGAATGATAATCATGACCAAACGTACCTACCTTTGTATAGCGACCAACAAGGTAATGCAAGGATAGAATTAGAAGTAACAGATCAAGTATTTCAAGAACCAATTGCAACACAAGAAAATTCTACATTCTTAAAAGTAGCAAGTACAGACACTGGTGATGCCGCGAACGTCTATGCCACAAGTGCCTTTTATGGTAACCTAAGTAAAAATTTCCAAAATGCTCAACACACAGTAGCAGTTTATCCTGCTTCTGCATTCACAGGACAAGTCACTGTTCAGGCTAGTCTTCTTTCTTCAGTACCAGACTCTGATGATGTCAGTACAGATTGGTTTGATGTTAAAAATATTGATATGACAGCAAACACACAAATTAGAACTGAAACTTTTAGTGTTAGTGCTAATTGGGTTAGGGTTTTAAGTAAGCCTACAGCAAGTGATGATAGTGCTAATTTAACTAAAGTTTTATTAAGAAACTAGTTGACTTTTATCCTAACTATGCTATAATGTAGCATGGTCGAACATATTGTAGAATCTGTACATAGGTTATTATTAGATAACTTACCTATACGAACAAATACTACTCCAAGTGGTTGGAGGACTTTTGATTGTCCGATGTGTTCTGACACAAGAAAACGTGCAGGAATTATAACAGGTGGTCCTAAAATAAGTTACCATTGTTTTAATTGTAATTACACAACAGGCTGGAGTCCTAATCCTCACTTAGGAAGAAAGTACAGAGAATTAGCAGATAAGATGGGTGCTGATTCTAAAACAATTCATGATGTTCAAATATCGCTTATGCAGAATAGCGAATTATTGCAAGATACTGATGCTAATGATTATGTTTATAACTTTAAAGCATTTGATACAATTGAACTACCAGAAGGTGTACAAATGATTGATGCATTACCAGATGGTAATGATCTTAAAGAGTATGCTAGAAGCAGAGGCATACTAGGCTTGTATCCTTTACTGCACATAAATGATATCAGCAATAGGAAACGTGTTGTTGTTCCGTTTACATATAATAGTGAACTAATAGGTTGGACAGCAAGACATATTAATCCACCAGACAAAGAAACTCCTAAGTACTTACATAATATGCCTAGCGGTTACGTTTTTAATATCGATGCTTTTGCTAACAATGATAGAGAAATAGTAATTGTAACTGAAGGTGTTTTTGATGCTATTATGATTGATGGCATTGCGGTACAAGGTAATCATGTAACACCAGAACAAGCACACCTAATTGACAAGTTAGGAAAACGTGTTATTGTGTGTCCGGATAAAGATGAAGCAGGTATTGAATTAGTAGAACAAGCAGTTGCGTTAGGGTGGGAAGTAAGTTTTCCAGAATGGCACACAGACTGTAAAGATGCCGCAGATGCTGTACTTAGGTATGGTAGACTAGCAACAATTAACAGCATTATTAAAAATGCTACAAGTAATAAGATCAAGATTCAAGTAAAATCTAAGATGTTTTAAATAAGTAACTTATAAGGAAACTAATAAATATGTCACAACACTTATACATTGACGGTACGGAAATGACGTTAGGAGATAATGCATGGCCGACTGTCCTTGAAAAGCAATTCGACAGATATAAAAATAGTGCAGAGCCTTTTAAAAGTTCAGAGAGAATACTACAATCTCTGTTTGAATTTATTAAGAATTTTGGAGAGTTTGATCAACCAGAAACAGAACAGCAAATAAAACAGTCTGTATTTGTCATAGAATTTCCTAATCCGTATAATCGAACACTTTTTATTCCTGAGTACGGCACACATGTAAACGTATGCGGAGAAACAGGAGAACAATGGATTGCTGATGACGAACTTAGAGCAAATCCAACAGAACACTTTTTAGGTTTGGTTGAAGTACAAAAAACAAAGTTAAAAGCATGGACAGATTTACGTGGTACAGATGAAGTTTACAATGAACAAGCAAAAGCAATTAACACTTTTGTTCTGTTCTGTAAAACTTTTCATGTACCTGCAAGACTAATTGTAAAAGAAGGTAAGCACATGCCAGATGGCGACTCTTTGAGAAGTGTTTATCATCCTTACATGGTTACTGGTACGCATTGGTATTTGCCAAGGCCTAGTCACATACTTAGTGAGGAACATTATAAAGATGGTGTACTAACAGATAGAGGTCAACATCTATATGGAAAAGCAATAGCAAAGCAATTAACTAGAGAAAGTATTATAGCAAAATGAGTGAAATAAAAGAATACAACGAAGATATACAAAGACTGTTTATACAGTTTTTAATTAGTGACCATAACTTATTTGCTAGGTGTCAGAATATTGTAAACTCTGATGCATTTAGCAGAAAGTTTAGACCTACTGTTGACTTGTTAATTTCTCATAGCAAAGACTATAATAAAATGCCAAACATTGAGCAAATAAATGCTGTTGGCGGATTAGACTTTGAAGAAATAAAAAATATAACACCAGAACACCAAACATGGTTTATGGATGAGTTTGAAACTTTTTGCAGACACAAAGCAATGGAAACTGCAATCATTGAAAGTACAGACTTATTAGAAAAACAGGACTATGGAACTGTAGAACAAAAAATTAGAGGTGCAATGGAAGTAAGTCTTGTAAAGGACTTAGGACTAGACTATTTTGAAAATCCAAAGGAGAGATTGGAGTGGATAAAGAAGCAAAGCGGCGCAGTAAGTACAGGGTGGAAAGGAATAGATCAGAAACTTTACGGTGGGCTGAACAGAGGCGAAATAACAATTTTCGCAGGAGGCTCAGGAGCAGGTAAGAGTTTATTCTTACAGAACTTTGGTGTAAACTGGAGTTTAGCAGGACTTAATGTTGTATATGTTAGTTTAGAGCTCAGTGAACAATTAATTAGTATGCGTTTAGATGGCATGGTTAGTGAATATGCCGCCAAAGACATTATGAAAAACATTGATGATGTTGACTTAAAAGTGCGTATGAAAGGTAAAAAAGCAGGTAAGTTTAGGGTTAAGTATATGCCAAGCGGTATTACAACCAATGACTTAAGAGCATTTTTACGAGAGTATGAGATACAAAGTGGTGTTAAAGTAGACGCATTGCTAGTGGATTACTTAGATTTAATGATGCCTATTAGCGGTAAAGTAAGTGCTGAGAATACATTTATAAAAGATAAGTTTGTATCTGAAGAGTTGCGTAACTTATCACAAGAAAGAGATATGTTACTTGTTACAGCATCGCAGTTAAACAGAAGTGCTGTAGAAGAAATAGAATTTGATCATCATCATATTGCAGGTGGTATTAGTAAAATACAAACAGCGGATAATGTTGTGGGTATATTCACAAGTAATGCTATGAGAGAACGTGGTAGATATCAGATACAGTTTATGAAAACACGTTCTAGTAGTGGTGTAGGTAGTAAAGTAGACTTGAAATTTAATCCAGATACATTGCGTATTGAGGACTTAGATGAAGGAGACGAAGAAACACTCACAATGACTACTAATAGTTTAGTAGATCAACTCAAAAGATCTAGTTCAATTAAAACAGAAGAGCCCTCCGCACAGGAAGTTGTGGAATCAGGCTTGCAACTTAGAGACTTCCTTAAGAGTAAAAAGTGATAAATACTTCATAGTATTATCACAAAAGGAAAATAATGCGTAAATCACGAAGTATATTAGAAGAATTAAACTCTATTTCAGTAGACAGAAGCAAAGACTATGTTGTTGAAAATCGTGGTGAGCATGTTATCAATAGTGCAATTAATTTAATTGAGCAACTTGAAAGCAACTATGACGAAAAGATTGCAAAGGATCTCACAAATAGATTGATTAACAGTATCCGCAGTAAGGATACAAAAAAGTTTTCCCGTGGTATTAGAAAAGTTATAAAGGAATCTCAAGGGAAACAAAATGAAAATCTCGGAAGTAGCATCAAAGACTGATAAACAGTTTCACGAAGACTTAGAAAAAAGTATTGGCCTGACTTTAAAAAAGTTTGGTAACAAGATTCTTTCAGCCGCAGGAAACAAATCTGCTAAAGAAGAAGCTCTTGTACTTGAAGTAATTGATCAACTACAAGGTGCCTTTATTGCTAAAAACAAAGCGGCTGGCAAAGCCGAAGGACAAACATCATTTACTGATCTTGCACAATTTTTAGTATCAGCAGGTATCCAAGATAAAGCAGTCAAGCAAGGTTTTAAAACTGCATTTGCAGTTGTTGATACACCTGATGTAGAGTCTGATCCTGCAGACGTTCCAGACGTAGGACAAACTGTAGATTACGATGAGCCAGCATGGAAAAGACAAGGTATCCCTAATCCTGTTGAAAGTATTATCAGAGAATTTAAAGCAGATGATTTAATACCAAAAGCAAGATTAGTAGACGGTATAGAAGCAGTAGTTCGCATACAATTTAAATTAAATGGTCTCAAAGGAATACAAATTCCAGAGTATTTAGGTAATCCAACTAAACGTGTAGATCAGTTAATGAATGCTGTCTCTCAAGAAATGGACAAAGAACTAAAAAACCGAGATACAGATGGTGACGGTGTAATTGATGATGTTGACGGAGATGGTCAACCTGATAATGTTGGTGCCGATGATCAACAAGACGAACCTGAAGTTGATGACGAAACAGTTAATCAAATAGCCGCACAAATTTTTACTTTAACACCAGATCAAAGAGCAATGCTTACGCAGGCAATTAGAGCTAGAAATATTCAGATAAGTCAACAAAGTGAAAAGCCAGCAGATCAAGAGCAATCC